GCAGTCAAACAACTCAAAAACATTTACAACACCGACGGCGCCGCAATAGATCAACTGTTTAATCCGGCTGATCTACGTGCTCAACAAATCACAGACTTGCCCAAGTTGTGTATAGATTATATCAATAGCCGTGTGGGTACCAATTTTGATCAACTGTTGGATCAATTTGGTCCGTGGTTGTTGGAACATGCTGGCCAACGCAAATACAATAATATTGTAGAATATCTAACAAGTCCTCGCAGTAATCTAGTAGGTATAGCCGCAGCATTCACAGCCTGGGAAATGCTTCACGATATCAAAATGGACTTGCTGGGGCAATTGGATCTACAACATCCTGGACAAGAAGGCTGGGTAATGGCCACAGATGCCGGTATAGCCAAGGCTGTAAATCGTCTAGCCGGCGGATTTACCGCGGCAAATCGTGCCCTAAACAACCCTAAACAACCCGCCTAACTCCTGATTTTTACCAAATGGTATAAATAAAAGTAGGACCTCTGTGTCCATATACTAAGGAGATTTAAAATGGCTTATATCACAAACGTTTCTGGTGGTTCACAACCAGTATTTGCAACTGACACCCTCAACGGTCCTCAATTAGCAGCAACAACAACCTACACACCTGCAGGTACACCAACCAACTTTGCAGGTCCAGCTCTGGACTTCTTTGGTTGCGACCTCGGTGCAGACCCTTCTACAGAAGCCCAAGTAAACGGCATGTTGCAGACTCTGTTACAGAGTATTCAGCAAACAGCCACAGTGGCCATGTATCAAGTGGCTGCTACAAGCAACGTTACCAACTTCTCGGTAGCAGTGTTTCCGGTTGCTGCTTACACAGCAACCACATTGCAAGCTCAGATCCGTGCGTTAGGCACAGTAGATGGATATGACTTGTCTGGTGCAACTGTAACCAACGTTGGTTTCCGTTTGGCTTCCACAGCTACAACAGCATCTTAATCAATTTAATTGATTGAATAAAAAACCCACTTCGGTGGGTTTTTTGTTGACTAGATTTTATAGGTATAAGTAATCATGCTCGTGTAGCAATCTTGTCCTGCATAGGGCGGGGCTTGAACGACACACACATACACAGGAGAAAAACATGAGCAAAACACCTTACGAGATTCGTCTCGATCTTTTACATCTGGCCAAGGAAATACTTCAAACGCCAGTTCATGACAAGCGCAGTAGCCTAAGCGATGAATATCATTCCAAGCTGAATGATGCCAATCGTGGAACTCTTCCGTATCCAACCATGCCTGATTTTCCAAGTACTACAGACATTGTGGTCAAGGCTGAAGAGCTCAAAAAGTTTATAGACGCAGCGTAATCAAAAAGCACCTTCGGGTGCTTTTTTGTTGACTTTAATATGGGTCTTGCAATAACGACTTAAATACTCTATTATGATGGTCAGCAAAATTACAGAATTAACCGTGTTTGAAAGTCCCGACGGTGGGCGTACAGTGTATGCTAGAAAACCTGGTACTACCAAACGAGAATTGCATTGGCAAGATCCCAAACTACAACAAGAACTCAAAGACTTAGAAAAATCAAAACGCTGGGTTGAAATTTTTCAAGCTCGCAGAGACGATGCAGAACTTGATCACTTGTGTGAGCAGGTAGAAATACTCTATGAACTCGGCAGGAAATCTGAATGAAATTTGCCTGTCAGACCATGTTTGATATCACAGCCACAGGTACCACCGGATATGGTAAACAAAGTCGTATGCCGTTTCAGGATCGCAGTGGAAAAACAATACATGACGCCGAGTCATGGAATCGTAGCCGCAATCAACAACGTAACTGGGAAACAATTACACAGATTTTAAGTTTACGAACACAGTTATTTGAAATTACAGATCCTATTGCAGATCAGACTGGCACACGATGGATGTTTGAATTTGAAACAGAAACTGAGGGTGTGTATGGCCCTACAGATGATCCAGTTTCTGTTTTAAGATCCGACGCCGAAGGAGTGCCCATGTTACGTGAACTCGATAACAACCCTGATATTGAGACTGTATTGGTAACTGCGGGACCCCGCCAGAATATTTGGTTTGCACCTATTTCCATAAATATATGATGGAGATTACGCAATGACCGTTGAAGCCACAGATATTGAAAAGAAAAGCCTAGAAGCGCATGTGGAACTCTGTGCCGAACGCTATAATGCACTCGAAGACAAAATGTCCGCTATGAGTGACAGCATTGCTCATCTTTGCGACATGGTCCAAGATGTTAAATCCAGTGTCAGTAAATTAAATGAAAAAAGTACCGATAGATTAATTGGGTGGGGCATTGGTATAATTGGATTTTTAACAGCCACAATAGGTTGGCTATTATCTCACTACGTTTTAAAATGAAATCAGATCAAGATTTTGACCGCATGTTCCGACAGGAATTCAAGGACATTACCCCCAATTTAATCTGGAAAAATGACTCGGGTGAGTACGAAGCATTTGGAAGATACCGCATTGTTCCTATGCGTCCAGGATATAAAATATTTTGCTCGCACACAGAAGTAGGCATTTTTAACAGCACTAGATCAGCCCTGAGTTGGTGTATAGCCGATAAAAATCAAGCCTACAACACTGCACGTGAACTGCTGACTGTGGATACAAAATTAACGGCTCTTACGCAAGACATTGCAGTACGGGCCGCAATAGGCGATCGCAGTAAAAACCCACAACTGCGTGAAACCATTTTAACCAAGTTGGAAAGTAAGATTATACAGAAAAAGCTGTTGGAAAATCAACTGACCAAATGTGTAAACTGGGCTAAATATATTCAACAACAAGGATTCGATAATGAAACTCAACGAATTAGCCGTGGCCGATCCAACAAAGCAGGCCACTAAAGTATTTGAAAGTTATTTTGGCAATAGCGTTAAATTTGACCAAATTAGCCAGCCACAAGCTCGTGGTATGCTCAAACGTGTTCGCAATTTAATTTCTGAACACCGCAGAACTCCTGGGTTCCATCGCAGTGAACGCAATCCTGCCTATTTAAAATTGGTCATGATGGAACAGGCCCTGGCAACTCAAGCCACTGCTACCACAACCAATCCTCAAGCACAGGCTGGTCTAATGGCAGCTCAGCAACAGCAGAAGAAGCGTCAAATTCAAGACACTATCAAAGCTAAACAAGCTGAAATTGCTCAATTGCAAAAAGCAATGAACGATCCTACTGCCGCAATGCCAATGGCCGAAAGCCGTCGTGCTCGTCGTTTGCGCGAAGCCAGTGAGATACAACAAGCTCAAGTTGTATTGGCCGCACAAGACATGGTGGACCAAGTGCAAAAAATGAGTGAACAAGTCAGTGCCATGCAGTTCAAAGATTTGCCTGCATTGATTGATCAGATCAAGAACGAAGTTGGCGTTGATCAAGCTACTCAATTCAACGGTGATGCCAGTGCCGCACTCAGCGGTCTATTACAAAACCTCAGTGGTGCCAAGCAACAGTTGGAAGCCGCTCTTGGTGTAGTCACCGGACAAGCTCCACAAGTTCCTGGCACAGACATGGGCATGCCAGCACCCGGGGAAGAACAAATTGATGTTGATGCTGAAATCCCAACACCCGATGGTGAAGAAGATATTGATGCTGAAATGGATGCTAATGTTGCACCAGTTGGTCTAGGACGTGAACGTAGATAATGTTAATACGCGAAGTAGCTGATCCTAATTCACAAAAACTGGCTGCCTTAAGCCAGTTTTTGCTTGGCCGTAGCGAAGATGAATCAGCAACAAAACAAATCAGTCAAGACGCATTTATTGATTTGGCAAAAAGTTTGGGCGTGAATGTTACTCCAGACAATCTAGGCGACCTAATCAGTCAAGAACCGTTGAGTAATATTCTTGATCCGTTGGAGCCAAATTCAGGTGTAGTCCGTTTCAAAGGCAACACCGAAGCCGAAACCGGAATGAGTGTAGACCAAGCCAGGGCAGTAGTAGATTCAAATGCTAAAGCTGCTATGAAGCGGCGCCAATAACCAAAACCGTTGTAAATAATCAAGCAGTGTGTTATAATGTACAAAGGAGTATATAATGGCCTATTCAGAAAAAGTAATCGATCACTACGAAAATCCACGCAATGTAGGTAGAATGGAAATCGACGACACAGTGGGTACCGGCATGGTTGGCGCTCCTGCTTGCGGTGATGTAATGAAACTGCAAATCAAAGTAGAAGAAGGAATTATTGTAGATGCCAAATTCAAAACATACGGATGCGGGTCAGCAATCGCCAGCTCAAGTCTTGTTACTGAATGGGTCAAAGGAAAAACGCTTGACCAAGCAGGAACGATTAAAAATTCGGATATTGCTGGAGAACTTGCCTTACCACCGGTTAAAATACATTGTAGCATACTTGCAGAAGATGCTATAAAA